TCAATCTGTATTCTCCTCCGGTATTTTCTTTTGAAGAACGTCTCCTATCATATCCACCGCCTTATTGAAATCAGCAAGAGCAACTTCAATAATCTCCTTGATTGATGACTCATCCGCCAGATGAAGCTCGATGATTTTGCGACCAGGGAGCAGCAACTCCTTCATTTTAAAAACACAAGGATGAACTCTTTCGTTACGCTCAAACAAGGCAATAAATTCATCGAGATCCCGCAGAGCAATTCCCATAGAAATTTTATCAACGAATTGGTCATGAGCCAACCTATAAAGGACCATATGGGCCTGGTCTAATTTTGTTCTGGGGTCGTATTCAGTCATAATTTTATTACCAATAATCAGAAGAGGCTGGCATCACTTATCAATACCAGCCCCATTCTGTTTTATTAAACCATGATTGGCACTTGAGTTTCTTCAGCTATTTCCTCTTCATGTATTTCGCATGATTCAATGTGTTCTGATAAATATTCTTTAAAGCCGTCCGACAAATGTTGCATAAGAATTTCTGACTCAGCAATGACCGGGAAAACCGCCATCGCTTCAGCCATAATGACTTCCTTAAACTCGTTGTCTTTATCTTTAAATCTGGTAATTATTCTAACCGTTCTGTGAATACTCTGGGAGCTGCTTTTTGTATTAATTTCAAATATCTCCTGGGCGACTAAATTTCCTGAGTCATCACGGACTTCCTGACCAACGATGCGGTTTTTTTGAGGTAGGGACGCATTTCTCATTGGGAACCTCCTTTGCCTATTAAGGTTAATAATGGACTTCCTTGACCTCAACAGGGTAAAGCGAGATTCTCTCCTTTTCGCCCAACCGCTTGGTTAGAAAGGTTTTCGTAATTAAAATTTATTATATATAAATTCCAGACGGGAAACAATCATTTTTTGGCCTCCTCCGACCTAAAATAGCGGAATGAAAAAAATATTTTATTTCACTGAAATACCAGAAGTTACGAAAAACAGGACCTTCTCGACTTCGACAGATTCGAAAACCGAATGTTATACTTGTAATAGAAGCATTGATTCTGCTTTCTCCTGCCAGATTCTGTTCCCATACCAGCATGTTTCTGCTTAATCCTCTTTAGGCAACCTATTTCCACAGTATAACTTATGAATGAACACAAAGAAGGCTATCAGTTCCAGGGTACCGGACTTACATCCAAAGAGAAAAAATGGGGCGAACAAAGGTTTTCCGAATACCGGATCAATTACCCGCATCTGCATAAAATGAGCGACCTGCTCGTCCTTGAAGAACTTATTTACCAGGAAGCTCTTCATGAGCGGTTAAAGGAAAAAATTTCCCAGACCACCCGGAAAAAGATTGCCGAAGAAAAAGCGGAGTTTCCATCGCATCTTCAGGAAGATCTTAAATCCTCGATTGACCTTCAGTTCAAACTCAAGGAAAAATTGGGTCTTTTTGAGGATAAAAAAAAGCTCGATGCGTTCAGGGATTTTGAGCAGATCAGGGAAGATTTCCGGGAATACCGCAAAAGGAATCCGCACCTCTTTAAAACAACCTGCCCGCGCTGTTCATTCGAATATTTTCTCAAAAGGCGCACGAACTGTTATGAGGAAATCGAATCTCCCTGGTTTAAGGACAAAGTCCTGTGCAACCCAGAACTCTGGGACGCTTACAAATGCGGAGAAATCACGAAAGAACGCACATCCAGAATTTTGGGTGTATCACCTGATTACATCGACTGGCTGTCGAAGAAAATATTTCCGGACAAAGAGGACCCTCCCGCTGTCAGCGGATAAATCTTTCTATCTCCCTCCTGCTTCCGTTCCTGTTCAGATTCCCGTTCCTGCTCTTTGATTTCTGCCTGTTAAAGGACACAGTATATGACAAGGACGAACTTAACCGAAAGCGACATTCATTTTATGGAATATTGGTATACGCCGGTATGCCTGATTGAATGTTTGTTCCATGATTTCGACAACCTGACGGCGTATAAAAGCGGCCGGTTCGGCGAAGTCCGCCTTTACCAGTATCCAATGGTTTCTGACGAATCCCTCATCGACTTCGAACTCACTGCCGAATATCACGGCATGAATAAAAAAGAAGAATTTCAGACGAGAAAAAATGTCGGAGACATTTACTGTTTCGGCGCCCGTAAATTCGGAAAATCCCTGATGGTCGAGACAATGGACTTAATCGTGTCCATGCTGACCTCCGATGGGGACAAGGTCGCCTTTGCCTCCGTTGACCTAATTCATATTAAGCAGATTCTCGATCCAATAAAAAACGCACTGGGAAATCACAGAATCCTTTCTCATTTCGTCCAGCGCATCAAAGGATCGCCGGATTATTATTTCGAACTTAAAAATAATTACGTCCTTAACAGCGTAAACTTCAATCTCGGTTCCACCATGCCCGGTCGCCAGTGGTACGGCAAACACGTTAAACGTGTTTATATCGAGGAGGCTTGTTTTTCCGGCCGGGCCAGAGTCGCCTGCATTGACAGCAAAGGAAAGCGTGTAACAAAGCGGTTATCTCAATTGGTAAACCAAAACGAATGGCGGGATCTGAAAGTTTGTAGCTACAACTTAAAAACCCGGGAATTGGAGGCCAAACGAATTATCAAACCATTCAAGAAGACCGTTAAAAATTATACTTACTACAAAATTTCTGTCTTTTCACACGATAAAAACACCAAGCGGGTTCTGGAATCTTCCAGGAGACAGCAATTCTGGACAGATCAGGGATATAAATATGTAACGGATTTAAAAGCCGGGGATATTGTTTACAGCTTAGATTATCAGCAACTTAACCGTATTCCTTCCAAAGTTCTTTCCGTTGAACCTGTAACCGTCGGTTCGTGGACAATGTACGACATTGAAGTGGAGGATAATCATAACTTCTTTGCCAATGGAATTTTAGTCCATAATTCGATGGAAACCGACGAAGTCTACGATAAACGCAAGGACGCCCTTTCCGAGTTTGGCGCCGTATTCAGGGTCTCCGGCATGACGGATTTTACTCCCTATTCCCCTGCCGGAAAGACCTTTTATAAGCTCGAAAATCAGAAATTTGTCCTGAATTATCCGCAGTTCGTGAACCCCTTCTTCGACGAAAAGGAAAAGCAGGAAAAGATCGAGGAATACGGCGGAGAAGATTCCATCGGGTACAAGGTCTTTGTCAAAGGCGAAGTCGTCGAAGACGGCGTCAGCGCCCTGGACATGAAACGCATCCGGGATAACTGCTACCTGGTCAACAAGAAGGGTAGTTTTCTCAAGGAAATCAAACGCTTTGAGATCAGCAAGGAAAGTTTCCGCTTCTGGAACCGCACCATCGTGGTTCAGCGGCCTGACAACGCGGATAGAATTTTTGTCTGTGCCGACATTGGTAAAAAGGTCACGGAAATCATCATTCATTCCGAAACCGCCGATAAATACGAATATCTTTACAACATCGTTCTTTACAACCTGACCCAGCAGGAAACCGAGACGATTCTTAGGCATGTCGTCAAAAAAGTCCGTGCCAATGTCGTCGGAATCGACTGCGGAGACGGCGAAGGACGCGGGATTTACAGCAGCTTCGAACAGGAATTCCCGAAAGACAATCTGGTTTATTACGACGGCAGCATGAAAATCAAGGTCGGCTTTGAATACGAAGACGCCGATGAAAACGGCGAAAAACGTATCAAACTGGACAAGGGCAAACCCGTCTTCCGTTTCGAATACATGTCCGAATTTTCTGTCCAGCGAATTAAAGATCTCCTGTACGCAGGCAGATGCCGTATCCCGCAGGATTACAAGTTCGATGCCCAGTTCAGCGTCGTTATCGAAACCATGTCCGGCACACGGACGATTTACAAATGCGTCAGTACTCAGGGCGACCACCTTTTCGACGCCTGGCGTGTATTTGCCATTGCCCAGTGGCTGAAAAAGGATTTCAACGAAACGGGTGAAATATTCGATGACAGCAACTGGGGTGTCGGCGCTGTCAACTAAAGGATCATAAATGTCCGGCGAAACTCACGGAATTTTATTAAATCACATTTTATCCCTGATGATCAAAAGGATCATCGTTCCCGGCGACTTTCATGGACGGGTCAAAGCCGTCAAGGAAATGCTTCAGGACGATGTAACCGGTCTCGTTGATTCCCTGACCGATTTTGCCGTTGAGACCGCGGCGGTGGATTACAACATCGAAACCAATAACGACGAATTAACCTCCGCCCTTAAGAAATGGCTCGAACAGATTAACCGCGATTTCAGAGGGAAGATCCCTTCAGGAATCAAACCTCTGGCCGAAGAATATTTCAAGGAACGCTGGAAATACTCCTCCTTCCCCGTTCTTAAAATATCCGGATGGGAAGTCGATCCCAAGTCGAAACTCCTTCTGCCTTCGAAAATGTTCTTTCTGGATGGCGGAAGCATTTATGCCAAAGACAAAAACCCCGACGATCAGGGTTTAAGTATCGAGCAGTATGACTATTACCTGGGCAAAAACCTTGAAACCAAAAACAAACTCGACAGCAACATTATTTTTACCAGACAAAACGGCCGCTGGCACGATAAATATCCCGTTCCGTTTTTAATCAAACGTGGAATTTACCGAAACTGGCGGATTATCGAAGCCATCAAGAGCAACGAAATGGACATCCTCGATCAGGTGATTCCTTACATGCTTCTTATCAAAAAGGGGACGGAACGTCTGGCCATCGATAAAGGGATTAATTACGACGACAAGAAACTCAAGCAGGTCATCGAACAGCTTGAGGAATTGATCCAGAAAGCAAAAAGCTCTCACATCGATCTTGAAAAGAGCCTCGGTACGCCGGTCAGGGCGAGCCAGTTCGACGAAGAAATCAAACACCTGATTCCCGATCTGTCCGCCATCTTCAATCCTGACCTCTTTGTCTTTGCCGAAAAGAATATCCTAGCGGGACTCGGATTCATCGACGTTGTCGATGCCTCGACCAGTACACGTAGGGAAAGTATTCTTAACCCCAAACCGTTTATTCAGGAAGTCTACAGCGGGGTCGATGCCTTCAAACAGTTATTAAAGGAAGTCTTATTTCTGATCATCGAAAAGAACCAGGATCACCCCAAGTACATGAACGCCGATTTCGAGATTACATCCTCCCCCATCCGCGGCTTTATGACGGATAAATTCAAAGAGCGTATCCGGCAACTCTATGACCGCGGACGGATTTCATCGAAGACAGCCGTGGAATTAATAGGCGAACTGGATTTCGAAGTCGAAGTCAAACGCAGAGAAAAGGAAACCCGTGACGGCATCGAGCATACGATGTATCCGCCCGTGGTTGAAAACCGAGAGGGTACCGGCGAAGATATTCTTTCTTCCTCTGAGGGGGATCACGAAATTCCAGATGATAAAGCGGGGATCCAGGCCAGAAATTTTGACAAAGCGTCGTTAGACCAAGAACCTGAAATTATCGCCTCGCCTTTTCAATCCGTTAAGGACCTGCCCCAGAGCGTAAGGGACAACCTTCCGACCTTGAGGCAAAGACGCAAATGGCTGAGGATATTCAACAGTGCCTTTAATTTCTATTTGACAAAATTCAATGATGAGAAAAAGGCAGAGTCACGGGCCTTTGCGACGGCATGGGCCAAAGTCGATAAACCAGATTCCAAGCCAGATCAGGAGAAACCCAGGAAAAAGGAAGCCGAACTTGACACCGCCGGAATCGAACGTGAAGTCCTTGAGGAAGAAATTGCCGAGAAGAAAAATCAGCTACTGGACCATCTGCTGGAAAAAAGCAGGGAATAACCATGACTATTTATGAGGATCAGAACTTAACCAAACCGATTGACAGGCTCGATCTGGGCATTGTCCCTGGGGGAGAAACCAGACGGTATTCTCTCTGGATCATGAACGATAACGGGACACTGGTCAAAGATCTTAAATTTTCTGTTGATCATAAAGAAGTAAAAATCATACAGGCCCCTGAGCAGATGCAGCCGCTGGAAAGACATGAAATCATTCTTGAGTGGACACCTTCCGTAACTCTTAAGGAAGGCCTGAAAACGGAACTTAAACTGAATGGAATCGAACTATGGAGTTAGGTGAAGAAATCATCGAGCCTCAGCCTGTAAACAAGGGTAATATTTTTCTGTCCAAAAACAGCAGTTCGCCGGGCGTCCCCCAGCGGCAGGTTTATTATGTCGGCAAGCACGGAAGCAATTCGAACAACGGCCTGACGATCAATACCGCACTTTTGACTTTTACCCAGGCTATAAATCTGGCTACTCTCCAAAGTCCATCGTCAAACAAACGTTTTGTTATTATCTGTCTGGATCCCGGGGTATATGCCGAAAATATAACGACTGTCCAGTGGGTTGATATTTATGCGCCGAATGCCGTTGTGGAAGGGTTCATAGCTCTCGCCGATAATGTGAGCGTGACTTTTCACAGAATACAGACCACCGGAAGTGCCGTTGTCAAAGCAGCGGGCAGCGGAATAAGTCATGTCATTATCGAACATATCCAGTTAAACAGTTCTGCGGACTTTACGATGGGAATCGCGAATCTCTCTCCCGATGGTATCATCATCGCACGGGTGGAAAAAATCATATGCAACGCTCCCTTCACGATTGCGGTTTTCTCAAACTCTCCCGGTGCAGGATATATCGATTTTCAGATTGACAGCATTCTTTTAAACAGCGAATCAACCTTCGGTCTGGCTGCGGTGGATAATGGCAAATTGTACGGCAGCGTAAATCAGATCATTGTCGTCACCGATTCCTCTCTGAACACTTTCGGGATATATACCCTGACCAACGGTGTCGTGGACGTTAACTGCCGGAAAATCGATGCGAGTACCGCCATCTTGGTAAACCCTTCGAGCGTATGTTCGGTATTCGTTAATGAGCTGCTTGGGGCAGTGATCGGTCTGGGGACTCTTCATCTTGCGGAGGCAAAAAACAGCCACACTCCCGTATTCAAACAATTATCCGCCGATCCGCCTGATCCGGCAGAAGGACAGTCCATTATGTGGATGTCCGACGGCACAGGTTCAGGCGATGCCGGAGATATTATGATCAAAATTACAAGTGCAGGCATAACCAAAACCGGAACACTGGTTGACTTCAGTGCTCTTTAAGGGATAACTCCATGCTGATCATCGCCTATTTCTCGAATAAAGGCGTACCGGCAACCGGATTGACGCCGAGGATCAATATCTGGCGTGACAGCGGAGTACTGTTAATCAACAGCGCTCTTATGACGGAAATCGCAGGCGGGTTCTATAAATATGATTTCACTACGTATGACGACAGTCTTAATTACGTTTTTCGCGCGGACGGCGGGACCATTCTGCTTAACGAAGACCGTTATGCGTTCGGTTCGAATGAAGCGGGACAGGTCACCAGCGGCATATCGTTAATTCCCGATCGGGTATGGGACGAATCCACTGCCGGACATAATCTGACCAATTCATTTGCTGAACTTGTAAAGAGGATTTCAGGGTTATGTCAGGACAATTACGCGGTTTTAAACCCCACGCACGATAAATTCAACAATCTGACAAGCGGGATTATCAGAATTTATCCCACAGCCGCTGATGTCGATAACGACACTAACGCCATCGCCAGTTTTCAGATCAATGCGGCTTATAACTCGAAGGGGCAGTTGACGAGCTATAAAGTAAAACGCCTATGATCAAAGTATTTACCAGAGGCCTCACCGCTATTAAAAAGGCTGTCTCCCTAGCAACCAAAGGGATCCTTGATCCCGGTGCACTAAAAGGCGGAGGTCAGGCCGTCCGCAATAAAGTCGATGTTGCACTGAAGATCGAAGGTACGAAATCCTTCCCTGTCAGGGAAACTCTTTCCATCGAAGGCAGAAAAATATTTTCATCTGTATTCGCATTTCTGATTAAAGGGACAAAGGCTTTTTCTTCAGAAAGTTCTTTACCAGTCAAAGCTGTTGTTTCTCAGAAGCTCGGGAGTTCATTTAAACTGTCGGGCTCACGCAGCATCATGACCGGCAGGGGTCTTAAATTAAACGGAAACAAACAATTCCGTTTAAGAAAAGTCCTGAACGTTTCCGGTCACCGGAGTTTCCCGCTTAGTCTCTCCCAAGCGGTTACCGGTGTAAAGCAGTTTGAATTCTCGGGGAATACCCGTCTGAAAGGTGCCAGACAAACCAGGCTTGGACAGAATTTCGAAGTCAACGGCAGAAAAGATATCACCAACATCCTCACAGCCCTCGATCTGATCGACTGATCCCCTGTTATTTTCCGTTTCCGATCCCCAGCAAAATTTCCCGGAGGTCAATAATGTAATGTCAGAAAAAATCTCAAGTCTTGAAATTCAGAATTTCCTGAAAGATTTCAGGGACAATGCCCACACCGAGGTCTTTGAAACCGGCAGAGAGAAAGAAGAGATCATCCAGATCACCCGTGCCAAGATGGGTATCGATCTGCAAAACAACACCGACTTGGCCGGGTTCAAAACCGTTTATACTTTTGGGGACGTGGCAAACGGCAACGGTGCCCGCCTACCGAAACATTTATTGCTGAAGGCTCTCCCCTCTCTTATCGGGAAACCCGTCAACATCAACCATGTCAGAAACTACGTGGTCGGATACTACATCGATTACCGGTACATCGAGGCCGAGAATAAAGTCATCGCATACGGCATTTTCTTTAAAAGCAACTTCGGTCAGGAATGGTCGGAAGCCAAACAGCTTTTGAGGTCGAATCTTCTTGGGACATCGCATGAAGTCTGGTGCCCGCGCAAAAGCCGAAAATATTTGTCCGATGGCACCTATGAAGCCCAGGCCATCGAATTTGCCGGAGGCGCTCTTATCTATCGAACCCATAAAGACGCCGTGAACCCTGAAAAAAATATGGATACGGCTTATAAAGGCTGTGACGTTCTTGAAATGGCCATGCAGCATATGAATAAAAACAATACAGATCTGATTTTCGCTTCCTTGCAGATTCCTGAGAAAAAGAAATACAGTCAGGAAGATCTGATTATCGCTGTCGAAGCCGGAGATATCCTTCCGAAACCTGAAGTTACCCCGGTGCAGGTACCTCCTGTACTGCCTGTTCAGCAGGTCCCGCGCATCAAATGCCAGAATTGCGGACATGAATTCGAAACCAATTCGGTCGGAGAAATCCCCTGTCCGGAATGCCGTGCCATTATCGACAGAACCGGAAAAGTTCTTTATCCGCCTCAGAGAATCAAGTTCAGTTTCCGGGATCCTGAAGACGGATCTACAAACTGGCGGCTGATTGAAGAGACCGATACCAAAGCCGTCATCAAGAATTTGGACACAGGCAAAATCTACGAACTCAGTTATAAAACCAGGGACGATAATGACGAGCTTCTTAACCGGCTGAAATTCGTGTATATCGGCCATGCCAACTGCCCGCAGTGCGGATATTCGACCTCTTTCAGCACTGTTACCAATGTCAGTAAATACGACATCAACTGCAAACACTGCGGCCTGCATTATGCCGTCAACATAAAGAAAGATAGTCTTCGCAAACAGATAAATGCCTACCGCGATATTACCGAAGAATTCAGATCGGGCAAAACAACACAGGGAGAAAACGTACAAGTGACAGAGAAAATTATGGAATTAGAAGTAGCGGGTCTTCAGGAAGGAATGGAGCTTGAGACAGCAGTTTTATCTGTCCCGGAGTCTCCTTCTGAAAAGGAAATCGAACTTCAGACGGCTACTCTGACCCGCACAGCCGCCGCAGATCTTATTGATCGTTATAAAAAAGCTGTTCGGAAGATGTCATCCAGAATCAGAGAACTCAGGAAAACCCTGAACCTGGAGACTTCCAGTCTTAAATCTGCAAATGCGCTCGAAACAGCAAAGATACAGGAAGACGCAGACAAAAAGATAAACTGGTACAAAGCCAATGCCATCGAACTCATCAGAAGACGCGAGTCTCTGGGTAAGTTCGCAGACGATTTATCCGATGAAAAGATAATGGATGAAGACTCTTACGCAAAGGCCAGGCTTGAGAAAGAAAATGCTTTGCTCAAGGCGAACAAAGAACGCGGCAACGATGTCGTGGGAGACAAATACTTCCTCGTCAAAGACGCCGGCGAACTGAACCGCCTGAAAAACGAGATAAACAGCAAAGCATTCGGAAATTCCTTAATTTAAGGAGAATAACGCAATGGACGGATACGATCCTACGCGACGCTTAGATCTGGAAATTGCAAGGTTGTTGGGCGAACCCATCAACACACAACTTCCTGTTCCGGTCGCTATTTCTGAGATTGCCGATACTTTTACTGCTGAACCGGGTGAACATATCTGGAGAATCAAAAATCTGGACAACACCCCGGATATCATTCTTGATGTCGATCCCAACGGTGTCATTACCCCTGTCAAGCGCACGCCGCTGACGGACGTTGAGTTGACCTTCAAAGGGTTAAACTCGAAAATGGATTACGTTCTTGTCGAAGATGTGCTTAACAAGGTGGATACAAACGCCCTGGCACGCCGGAAAGAGGCCATCTCCCGCGGGATGGATAAAACCGAACTTAAGACCATCATCGATGCTCTCTTGACCCCCACCAACGAGGTGTTCCCTCACAACGAGGTCGGCGGATACGTCGTTACTGTCGAATCCGGTGATGATCTTTACGACGTGTTTTTCAAGGCAAAACACGGTGTTGAGGATTACGGTGACAACTATCATGCTTTGGTCGGAGGAACGGTGAAGGAAAAGATCGACACCTACGACAAAGACAACGTTACGACCTTCAACTACAACATCACGCTGATGGATCGCCTGGCTAAAGTCGGTATTTCTTTGAGGAAGATTTTCGGCAAAGTTTCCCGCAACGCTTCGGAAACCGAAACCGATCTTCTGGACAAGAAAAAACTGATCCTGGTAGCCCGCGATTCCACTATTGCCGAAGGTAAACCGATTCAGTTTGTGAGACGTAAAATCAACCCTGCCATCGCGCAGCTGATGGGTGCTGATGTTGACAGTGCCCAGCGCGCTATCATGGTCGGCCAGGTTCCTGTAATCGTCGAAGTATCCGGGACAAAGGAAAACGTCCTCGGCTATTCTGTCTACGGTTACGAATCTGTCGTTATTGCTGTAAAGAATCCTCGTGCCATCGCTACTGCTGACGTAACCGGGATCTTAACCTGACAGATCTCTTAAGAGGGGAGCGTTTCCGCTCCCCTCTTCCTTCCTTATTGTTTTCGTTTCATTCCCTGATTCTGTTCCCATGTTTTAACTTTCTATTAATACGAAAGGATACCAGATGATCGTTTTTAAAAACGGCCTGTCGGATAAGGAAAAAAAGCAGATAACTTCCCTGCTTTGCGAACTTACCGACGTATACGGCGATTTTTATATCACCAGAGACAACTTACGGCTTTTCATCAAAGAAAACCTGAATGTCCTGTTCGACTGCCTGAAAAAAGGAGACAAAATCGCCTTTGACGATTCGGGAGTCGTGGTTATCTGCGGATTCTCCGACAAGGCCGACAGGAAGTACCTGAAATTCCTGACCAGAAACCCCGATGACACGGAAAAGTTCCTTAAAGTTATCGCATGGAACCTTAACTGCGACTTATACGTCAAAATCAAGAAAAATAACCCTCTCAAAGACGTTTTGCAGAAAAATTATTTCCGCTTTGCGGGAGACCGCGGGAAAGAAATTCTCCTTGTAAAAAGGGCCAGAACATATGCTGAGCGAAATACGGACAAAAATCCGGGCACTGACCGAAGACTTTGCGAAGTCTGATTTCCAGATTTTTTCATATACGAATTCACCCATTTTCACCCTGGCAGAACCCAACATTGCCGCCGTTACAGAGGTGTTAATCAACGGCAATGAACTGCAATCCGGTGAATCATACAGCTTCGATTCTTTGACCAACAAAATCACGATCAGCGGGGTATCGTTTAATCTGGGCGACAAAATCGAAGTGGATTTCACATTTAATCAGTTCAGCGATACCGAGCTGGACGAATATATCCGCGCCGCCCTGGTCTGGCTGAGCATTTACGATTACACCGAAGGAGATTTCGAGATCGAAAGTAACGGCATCTTCCCCACCCTTTCAAATAAGGAAGAAGACATGGTAGCCATCATAGCCTCGATTCTGATCAGGCCGGACTACACCAGCTACCGTCTGCCGAATGTTTCGGTCATGTACCCCGAACATTCGACCAAGGAAGAAAGAATCAAAGACCTTATAAATTATTTTAAACACGGCAGCGGTGCTGTCGGAGTCATCAACTGGCACCAGTCAACCATCGAGCATGACATCGTGGACAGTCTCCTTTTAACCGCCGTCAAAACCGAGACAAAATATCTCGATCTTCAGATCAACAGAAAAACTCAGACGGTTTATACCCTGGAAATTCTGACGAAAAACGGTTATATCGTGGACATGACCGGAGGCGTCATTTACGTAACCGTTAAAGAAAAAATGGAAGACGACGATGTCGAGGCGGTAATTGCCAAAGATATCGTTCCCTCTTCCCCTTCGTCGGGTATCGAGAAAATCATATTCTCGTCGTCCGAAACGGATATTTCAGGAAATTTTTATTACGACATTAAATTCAAAGACAGCGACGGCAATTCCTATATTCTGTTTCGCGGTAGAGTCAAATTCATAGACGCCGTGACCACACGCGCATAGCCAGATGAAAAACGAACTTGACGAGTTAATCAAATCAAAAGGACAGTACATCCATATCTATCAGGGGATCGAATCAGTTGATGACCCCTTCGAGAAAAATGTCAGCACGACCAACTTAAATCCTCTGCCTGTTAAAGCCCTTGTGGTCGATTTCGTTGCCTCGAAAGCCCAGTGGGTTATGCCCGGAATCAAAGTCTCACGGATAAAAGAAATTTACGTTCCCAGGAAATACAGATCCCTGCTTGAAAATTCGCAAAAGATAGAAATCCGGAACTCCGATGGTCAGAGCGAATTTTATGAAGGCTGGCGGGAGAATGGCCACATGCAGCTCCGCGAGGAAGGCGGTTACCTAAGAGTATACATTTACTCGAAACATACCTGATGGCATTTCTCAAAATAGAATTTCTGTCTGACCAGGGGTTCAAAGAGCTTCAGGATAGTCTCCGGACCGACTCCAAGAGTTTAAGAAAGCAGGTCAAAGACTTAGGCTCCCAGACCGCCGAACAGATGAAAACGATTATCAAAGACAGCAAGGTAAGACCACAGGCCGGAGAACCCACAACTCTTGAGGCCAACATTGATGTCGAATTCTTCGCTGATGACCGCGGATGGGGTGTCGGCGATATCGAGAAACTTAACAAAAACGCGGAATACTGGCGGGCCGTTAATTTCGGGTCGAATCATCTTGTCGGCAAAAGACTGCCTTTGGGTCGTTTTGAACCTGACCCTGAAAACGGGCGTCCGAACGACGCTTATTTCAGGGAAGGACGATGGAAAGTCCCCGGAGTGTTCAGCGCGCTGGTTAAAAGACCAATCCCTGCGATGAACTACATCGAAAAGACGGTCAATTTCCTCCGCAGAAAAATCAACGAAATACGTTTTGGGGGATAAGTCATGGCCATATACCGGGTTTCCCGCAACATCGAAGCCTCGATCATCCAGTATATCGAGCAGGAACTGGCGTCTGGCGGATGGACGAATATCGCCGTTGAGAAAACCTTCAGCCGGATTTACGACATCCCTATCGACACCTTTCAGAAACAGGGCGCTGTCTGCGTGAGACTCGAAGATACCGATCATCAGCAGGCGGAAATAGGCGAGACTTCGACGAGACGGTTTCCTTTCGCACTGATCGATATTTTCGCCGCCAGCGATGGACAAAGGCTGGACTTAAAGGATTTTCTCATCGAGGTTCTGAAAAAAGGGCTCCCCTTTTTCGAGTATGAGGTTAACGGCAGCACCATCGTCAACAAAACCCAGAATGGCCGGATACGGGTGTCGAACATTGACGATACTCTTGTCAATCTTGGAATAGACAGATCGCTCTTGACGGTGCATGACCGATACAGACATTTGCTGACTCTGGAATTAAGTCTGGGGCGCGTGGAGGTTTAAAATGCCGAGATTTTTCTTACAGCTATTTCAGTCATACGGCCTGGATGTCGTACAGATCGTGCTTATCATTTATCTGTTCTGGAAACTTTTTGCCAATCACTTAAGACACATTACTGACCGTCTTGAAAACAATATCAGGGAAACCAAATGCGTGAAAAAAGAGGTCATTGACCTGAAAGAAAGAGTTTCCCATATCGAAGGAAAGCTCGAATCCCCGATTCAGAAAGATAAAAGCACGCAGTAACTTAACCTCTCGTTTTCTTTCCTGTTTCCGATCCTGTTTCGTTCAGATAACAAACTTTATTCCCCCGCAGGGAACGGTCTAAGGAGGACTGTCACACATGATTCACTCAAGCAAATACCAACCAAGAATTTATCCGGTTAACGGCGATGGAGCGCCGGCGGAAATCGACCGGGCCCAGTCTATCGATCCAACGACGACTCTTAACAGAGACAAGGTCGAGGAAATCGGCAGAACAGACGTGGTGGGGTATGTCAAACGAAGCCCGACTGTTACCTACCGGCTCACACAGTTCGAGTACGGCTCAATGGAGTTCTGGCGAAAGATCACGAACAAATCCGATTCTATCAATACGATCACTCTGGAAGATTTTAAAACTCCGATTTGCGATATCGCCGCGTTCCTGACGGATGACGATGGAAGTTTCAGGGGGACGCTCGTATATCCAAACTTAAGGACTTCCGGCTTTTCCTTAAACATCAGCGATCCAGATGCCATTATCGAGAGAACGTTCGATTTGGTCGGTGAGGAACATATCATCTGGCAGGGCAATAACAAATATTACATCTTTCACGAGCATGACGCAGGTTCCGGTGTCGATGATACGGTGGATTTAAGTACCAGAATTCCTGTTATCGATCCCGATGTTCCGTCCGGTAAAACCAATGCCGAGAAATACATCTTCAGGGTTATCCGTATCCGCGGCGGCCAGTCAACACAACTGGACTTAAGCACCGATGTTACCTATAACCCCGGAATTCAGGAACTAACCATTCTTGATGTACAGGCAAACGATAAGTTCAAAATCTGGTACACCTCTTCTGCTGCGCCTTCGACGCTGTTTACGCCCAATGATGTCGATGCGGACGCCCTTGTGGCCGATTCTGCCTCGATTTTTCTCTACATTCCTGCTTCCGGCAACCCGTCACAGAGCGATTATGTTTACAGATTGCAGAGCGTCACCCTTGACGTTACGTTCGACCGCGAAGACTTAAAGGAAATCGGCAATAAAAAGGTCGTTCAGCGGGGAGTTAACAACAATACCGTCAACGTTACGCTTGGCCGTATCCTGGAACAGTTCACGATTGAGGAAATCTTAAGGGGCGAAGCAGCCGGTTACGGGAAACTTGACGTTGAAAAGCTGACCGATAAAGCCAGCCTTATCGTGAAAATCTTCGAAGATAACACGAAAACGAATCTTAAATACGGATTCAAGGCTGACAATTTATCCCCGACGGATTTATCGAACAGGGCCGGGATCAATGCTTACGTTAATTCCGAAAACACGATGCAGGGCGAATCCCTGACAATCAGTTCCGATAACGCTCAGTTAGGCGGATTTTAACACAAATACTCAGGGAGGAGGAAACTCCTCCTCCCTTTTAAGAATGTGAGGACATAGGTATGGACAAGGAACTCATTCTGACCGAAGAATATATCGACCAGGTTCTGGACGCCTGTTTTTCCGCATTGGTCGGAGAGCAGATGAAACGTTTCGAAATCCTGGAAAACAAAGAAGACATCAAGAAAGACTGTAAGGAACTGGCTTACGAAAAAAAACGAGAAGTTAAGGCTTTATTGAGAGCGTTTAGCTCCGGCGTAAAATTTATAGCTCCCAAAAAACGAGCTTAGGTTCGTATCCGGGAGTTTTTTTATTTATGGAGGATTACGTATGGAAAACGAAGTAACAGAACATAAAGTTGACAGGAAAAAATTATTGGCTGAGGTCAATGAGCGAATCAAAGAGTTGGACGATCTTCAGGAAACTGAGGACATGATCCGGGACAACACCATCGAGTTTCAGTTCGATCTGAAAACCTACCGAGTCCGCAAACCAGGACGGCGGGAAAGACAGGAACTCCGGGAAATCAAGAACAAAAAAAAGAATCAGCTTCTCCGTGATCCGGAAAACGTGACCGAGGAAGAACTGATCCAGCTTTATCTAAACCGCAGTCAGCCCGTGGATATCCCCAAAATGCGGCTCGATATAAAAACCCTGCAGCACAAAATCGATCAGGTTGCCGTCAGGATTATCGAAACGCCGCATCCCAAGGACCGGGATGAATTGGAAAAACAGGCAGAAGCGCTCAAATATGACCAGATCGCGCTTCAGTACCGGATAACCGAACTTCTTTCCACCTGTGTCGAAGAGCAGCTTAAAAATTACGTTCAGGAATATCTCGTCTACCTTCTTCTTGAGGAGAAAACAGCCGACGGCTGGCAAAGACATTTCCAATCCTATGACGATTTCATGAACTGCGATGACGATGATGAAGACAGACTGATTTACCGTGCCACATACTATTTATCCGTACTGCTCTACCGGGATGCGTAAACGACGGCAGGATCCCCTGCGGAAATTAGCCCGCAGTCCCTATTATCAGATTCTCTACGCAAGGGCCAGAGAACTGGCCTGTGTTCACCTCTTCGAGAATACGACCGATTTTTCCAGGATACAGCATGAGTTCTTATACTGGATTGCCTTATATAACCGTCTTTACCAAGACCTTGCGATGGACGGACGGTATCTGACCGAAGATATCTGATTTGGGAGGAAAAAGTAAAAAGAAAACGGGAATCCGAAGAGATAAACAATCCCATAAGATTTCAGAATCGGAAAAACCCGAAGAAACAGATAGATAATAATTCGGTTATTCCTTCGGTGGTTTTTACGAAATAACTCCTCTGTGTTCTTGTTTCTGTTGTTAATCAAAAAATAGTACAGGCGGAATTATCCAGTGGCAAACGAAACCAAAAGTTTCACTATAAAAACCATTTATGACTCGCAGGGGCTCAAAGCATACAGCAACGACCTGACGATTGCGCGCAGCGTATCGCGCAGGTTCGCTATTGAACTTTCCGACAATGCCAAAATTCTTGAACAAACGACCTCAAGGTCTTTTAACCGTGCGGGGCAAGCGGTAAATCGCACTACAGCCATCATTCAGGATAGTGGACGAAAAATTAAAGTCGTTTACGACCAAATGTCGGACAGGACTAATTTTGTTTCTGCATCGTTCGTTAAATTCAGAGACAACATTGCTCAGACCGGCTTGGAACTTCAGAAATTAGTCGCACGCGCAGGTCTGGTCATTCCTGTCTGGCTGCTTTTAAGAAGCGCTTTTACCGGCGTACTGAACGTTATCCGCGACAGTTTGAAATTCATGATCGACTGGGAATTTCAGATGGCCCAGATTCGCATCGTCTCTAACAATACTGAACAGGAAATTCAAAATTTATCCCGTTCCCTTCTTACGTTATCGAGAACTCTCGGCATATCAAACAGCGACATCGCACTAGGCTCGAAGCTGTACGTGCAACAGGGCCTGGCCATAAAAGAAATTATCCCGTTAATGGATGCCACGGCCAAATTATCCCTTTTAACGGGCAGAACGATTACCCAGTCTGTCGAGGATCTCACCGCCATCCTCAAGGCCTATAAACTGGAATCCACCGAGGCTATCCGTGTCGTGGACGCCCTGACAAACGTCGAACTGGTTCATGCCGTCACCACCGCAGATTTAACCGAAGCCTTAAAACAAGTGGCTTCCACTGCCGCTACAACGGGAATATCGCTTGAATCCCTGATTGGTTTTATTACGGCCATTAAATCGGAAACCCGCGACACGGCAAACAGGGTCGGCCTTTCTCTGAGGACGATGTTTGCCCGTATTTCGACTTCGTCAGCGGAATCCTTGCAGACTCTGACCGGTGTCCCCTTCTTCCTCGATGACTTAGGAAATGCAACCACTCAGGTTACCCCGATCATGCGGAACCTTGAATCCGTCATTACCGAACTGGCCCTGGTCTTCCCCACACTTACCAATGCCCAACAGGCACAGGTCGCTCATCTGGTAGGCGGTACTCACCGACTGAATCAGGCATTTGCATTGTTTAATAACTTTACGGAAGGCATACAGGCTCAGGCGGATGCTCTCTTTTCTCTAGGCAAAGCGGATAAAGCTATCGGAATCCTTACCGATACTACCGAACTTCGTATCAAAAAACTTAAAGGCGCCTGGGACGAATTTATCGCCTCCGTAGCTGATACCAGCGCCATCAAGGAAGCGACCGGATTTCTGACAGACCTGATTCAGGGGACAACGGCCATCGTCAACCCGGATGAGGCTTTCAGATCGGGATTGATCGATCAATTAACCCAGTCGCAGCAGCAGGCCACCCGCCAGGAGGCTTTCGCCAGTGCTTTGCTGGATGTTCAAAAAAGAGCGGAAGAACTGGCTAAAATCGTCGAAAGGAATCCCGAAGCCATCGAACAGGCCAGGATCCAGACTGCCATCTGGGCCGAAAGAATCAATGAGGTCGGCAGAGAGTTCGGGATTGCCATTGACCGTTCTGTCGAATTGCCCGGCCAGCTTGCCGGTGCCCTCAATCAGCAGCTTTCCACGATTAAGGAAATTTCCGTTCAGGGCGCCCTCGATGTTATCAAAAGGGACATTCAGAAAGACCTGGTTAACATCTCCACCGACATCCGGAAAATCATCGGTGAAAATTTTAAAGGACAGGGACTTCTCGGAGAAGGCACCTTTCAGGGAAGACAAAAAGAAGGCTTCTTTGCCAATCTTATTACAACCGGATTAGAGGATGAACTGAAAGAAGCCAGAAAGATTTTTATCGATTTTCAGAATGGAATTTTTATCTCCCCAGAGCAGGGAGAAAAACTGAGGAATACATTTAAAAATCTGCTGGATGAAAAAGATTTTGCCGATTTCTCCCGCCTTGTGAACGAATTGGTGCAGGCCCAGGAATCCTTAATCAGCGTCGAAAGCAGAAGATCGCAGCTATTGGATCAGATCAACGCGAAATTGGAGGAACAGAATCGGATTCAGCAATCGAATCGTCTGACGCAGGAGCAGATCGAGGAAAAATTATTACAGATCGAACGTAACGCTATCGAAAACAGCACCGACAGATTATCCATCATAAACCAGGAAATCGATTTGCTTAAATCACAGGAGGACACCCTGGAGGGAGTTTTAGAAACGAGACTAAGGAATCTCGAAACAGAAAAATTGAGTCTGGAGGTTGCCCGTCGCAGGGCGGAGACCGAATCCCGTCAGAGAGTCGCATTAAATCAACTGACGAACAGAGGCGCGACGAATTTACAAATTCTGATTCAGGAATTAGCTTTTCTGGAAAAGATTGGAGCAAAAGAAGATGAAATCCGTCAAAAGCGTGAACAAATCGCCATCGAACGGCAAAACGTAGAAAAAAACGCCATTGATGCGATTGTCGATGCCCAGATTGACCTGTTAAAAATTCAGGGACAAAGCGAAATCCAGCTTATTCAATCCAGACTCGAATTGGAGAAAAGACTGGGAATCGAGCGCGAAGGACTCGACGCTCTCAGGCAGCAGCTCGAACTTGCAAAAGCTATCGCCAAAGAAAATCAAAAATCCCGTGAGGACAGGCTTAAGGAACTGCGTCAGGCCATTATCGACAGACGTAAAGAAGAATCTCCTTCCAGACAGGCAAGGCTGGATCTTCAGGAATCAAACCTGGTTTTCAGCGCCAAATTTGCGGGTTTTTCTCAGGAGGAAATCGACAAAATTTTGCGTCCTGCGGAAAGCGTCAAGAATCTTCTTCCCGATTCGCTGGATAACCTGGCCCAAAAAAACGACGATCTGGGGTTTACGATTTCAGATTTGGCGAGGGCCGTTGATGGTCTGACCGAGGCCGTCCTGCGTGAAGAATCAAGGCGATTAGACCTATCCACCGTCAGAACGACACTAAATCCCGAAATTCAGACGAAACCGACCATCGTCGAACCGGCTCAGCCCAGAGTCGTTATCGCTCCCCGTCCCGGTACGGAACCCACGATTGTCTTTCAGGACGGTGCTTTCCGGATCGAAATCACCGAGACGGATCCGGATAAAATTGATTCCCAGCTTCGTCAGGCGTTTGACCAGGCCCGCAGACAGATCGTCGATAACTTCAATACCAGAGGCACGAACGAAAATAACGCTCTGCGTAAATTCACTGAGGAGTTTTAATGTATGTCCGGCACATGGGTCCCGAAAGTAAATCTTTGGTCAAGCAATGGACTGAATCTCCTGTATACCTTCCCTACGGTAAACGACCATAACGCGCCCCAAAGCGTCCAGAAAAGCGTTGTTCAGACCAATTTCCGATCTCAGGGCGGAATCATTATCCCCGGGGGTGAAGATCTCTGGGAGCTTACCATCCGCTTTGCCCTTACGGCTGAGGGGTATGAAAACATCACCTCGGCCATCGAAACTCTCGAAAGCACGATTCAGTTGCATACGCCTTATCTGATACGGATCGATAAAACCCAGACGACATATTTCAATCAGTCCGAAGGCGGTTACAAAGTGAAACGAACCAAACCTTTTGAATACACGGACAGATCACGGGATTTAATGAATGACATTCAGAAAGTCGTAGCGAAATTTGATGTGAACGCATGGTAGTAAGGAGGAAATTTTGACGTGACCAATCTAACCATTGCTTTAAATACAGATACTCAAGACCTTGCCTATGGGTCATCAGGAGTAGAGTATACCGAAATAAATTTAGACAATGACTTTCTCATTTTCACCGCAGGCAGTAACGTTGTCAAAGACGGCGAACCAATCCCTTCCGCTTCGGAACTTACCCAGGCAGGGATTCTTTTAAACGGTTCCGAACAGACAGTCGATCTTTATTTACTGGCTGACGTGAGCGCCAATGAGCTTAAGGAAGTACATAACATGGGAGACCAGGATAAACGGTACGTCATGGCCTTTGTTTTCGACGGCCCGACCGCTTCCGAGCCCGTTCTGGAAGCCTGGGATAACGACAGCATGAATTCTATCAATAATGTTTCCTTGGGTTCGGGCGTTGCAACAAGTTCATGGCTGCGTGGTGTGGTTACGACGGACGGCTTGCCAGGACCCAACTGGACAGGACAAAGACTAGCTGGAGCTTCTGACGGACACTTTCTGAAACTGAACAACGATAACGGCGCATTATCCACCGCCAAAACACTGTACTGCAATCTAAAGCTAGTCATCCCTTCCGTTCAGACGGAAGGACTGAATGAAACTCCTGTCCTAATAGTGAAATATACCACCAACTAACGACAAAGCATGACTATCTTTAAGGATTATCTCTATGGACACAAAAAGATCGATGCTCTGGCCGTTGACACCAATCAGGGAGAATTTCTCTGGGTCGGGTTTAAACAAGACACCAACGGCAACTGCAAACTGAAGAAAGTCAGCGCCAACGACCCGTCGCAGACTTATTTCGATGTCGATCTGGCCATTGCTGCCATAAAAACACTGCACGTAAGCGGTTCAAACATCCTGATCGGGATCGATGACCCCGTGAATTATATTTATCGTTTTTCGGTTTTTAACCCTTTAGGCATACCCACGGTCATTGCCAGACCATCGGGTGTCAATGAGTCTCCCATCGCATTGGTGGAAGACAGTGGTTTTCTCTGGTGGCTGTTTCCCGGAAACGAAAGCGGCGAATACGCAAAGATAGTCAAAACCAACACCTTCGGAACTTTTCAGGAAACCATCGATCTTCAGCAGAGCGGCGATGAAGTGCATAACGCAACATCTCTTGTTTTTAAAGACGGAGAATTGTGGGTCGTAACGAATACTGATCCGGTTGAGTTATGGAGAGTTTATCAGGACAGCGCAAGTATATGGACTCTTCAGAAAAATGAAATTATCGCAAACTAAAAAAGGAGTACGAACGATGAACGAAAAAATCAAAAGTTACTTACAGGATAGTAACAAAAGGGTATCTGTCGGCTGCGGGCTTCTGATGCTGTTGAACATTTACAACGCAACACTGGGCACGGTGTTGTTAGGTATAGCAGGCGCACTTTTATGGTTATACAGCGATGGAAAACTGACGAAACGAGGTTAAACAAGATGAGAAAGAAAAACCAATTCGGCATTAAATACAATGCCGTCATCCGAAGACTGAACCGCCACACAGGCGAAATTCTGGATGAGGAAAGAATCCACAATATCGTTGTCGATGACGGGCTCGAACGTGTAGCCCGCCGGTTATTCGCCAACACCCAGGACTTTTATGATTACATTGCCATCGGCACAGGCACAGCCGCCGCTCAAGCGACGGACACGGCGCTGCAAACCGAAGTCACGAGAGCACAGGCTACCATCTCATATGAAGCGAGTTTTAAGGCCAAATTCGAAAAGGTGTTTACGTTCGGTTCCGGCGAAGCCTACACGATCACCGAGGCCGGAATTTTCGATGATGCCGTGGCTTCCGGTTCGGGGATGTTTAACCGTCTGGTCTTCACCGGGAAAGCCGTCGATTCCGATACGAGTCTTTCGGTGACGATCACGATCACGGTCGGACGGGTTTAAGGAGTGAGAAAAAATGTCTACTCAGATCGACACCGATGCCAAAGTACAGGGTGAAAATACCAATGGATTCGGCCAGAGACAAGTCATATCCGTAGGTTCCAGGCTTTATGCAGCACATATCACGGAAACCAATGACATCGAAGTTCATTATTCCGATACCAATGGGGCTTCATGGAATCTGGACATGACCTTCTCAGGAATCACCAATCCTCTTGAGATAAGTTTATGCAAATCTGAGCTGGACGATTTATTTCTCATGTATCGTCAGGGAACGGCAAGCCCCATTCACTTCATCATCAAGAAAAGAGACCGCACGACCGGTTTATGGTCAGAGGTCAGGGATGAATCCGTCAGCGATTCCAATACGCACGGAATGATCGTTTACAACGGTGCGAATAACAGGTTGTTTCTTATGTGGACGATTTCCGATGGATTCGTCTTCAAAACCAGATATTCGTCCGATTATGGCTCAAGCTGGAGCAGCGGCAGCGGATGGTCGTGGGGAAGCGGGCCGACACCGGGACCTTTATGGGGAATCGATACCGACAATGTAACAGGAAACATGTACGCATTTGCTGATGTTCCTTTTTTCGATCCTCAGACGATCATTCTAAACGGTAACGGAGACAGGACAGGATCCGAGGCTGTCCGGCCGCCCAATACTTACGGCGGGGGACTCGTTATCGACAGTGCGGGGAACCGCTGGCAGATGTCTTATTTCGAAACAGGCGGGTCATATTTCCTGCGCGTCAACAAAAACAACGACAGCACGGCCAGCCTGGAAGTCAACTACGGGGTAACGGACGCGCTCAAAAGAGGAATGTTTTCAATCGGGGCAGACGGTCTCGATAACATTTACATTTTCTACGTCAAAGAATCCGACGGAAAATGTTATTATCGGAAGTTCGACGCCGCCAGCCAGATCTGGGGTATGGAAACGGCGCTTACGACAGGAGATGGTTTCCGTCCAAGCTGCGAACAGCATTCCCTGCCAAGCAGCGATAAATTACAGATTGTTTTCTACACGAGTTAAGGAATATGTATGGCTGAGATTTTCTTTCATGAAAACCTGAATGCCGCCAAAGGAATACGTATTTTTTCCCATACGGTTCTTCCCGAGGCTCCCCCATTTCTGCCGGACTGGTCATACCGTAAACTCATAACGTTAGACCACACCTGCACGGCCAGCTTACGACAAAACATTCCCGTTTTAATCCGTCTGACCGATCTGAACTTTGATTTTTCCAAGGCGAAACCGGACGGCGCAGACATCCGGTTTACCGACGCAGATGGTCTGACCTTGTTGAATTTCGAAAAGGAATTTTACGGTCAGACCTCGCCTCAATTCGGTCCTGATATCTGTACCGGCGGATCCTGCTCTGCCAGTATAGGTGACTGTACACCCGCCTTTGATAACCTCGATAACGGCGGACACTGGGGCACTCCCTCCGGTGTGCTGCCCGGCGCCTGGATTCAGTATGATCTTGGAGCGGGCAATACAAAAACAGCCCGCCGACTCAGACTTAAACCCCACCACAATGTCAACGGAGGATTCGTCAAGGATTTCGAGCTTTACGGAAGCAATACCGGAGCCTTTAGTGGCGAAGAAATCCTTCTTCTCTCTGACCAGCACGCCAATAACAATGCCTGGGAGGAATACGACTTTGCCAATTTAACCGCATTTCGCTACCACCGCATCGTCGTACTTACCAACTGGCGTCCTGCCTTTTCCGATACGGCTATCGAAGAAATAGAACTTCTCGAAATAACCAGTGGCGGCGGGAACGAAGCGACGTACTGGGTCAGAATACCTTCCGTTAATAATGTAACGGATACCTCCATTTATATCTATTACGGAAATCCGTCCGCTTTGGATGGTTCCAATCCGACCGAAGTCTGGAAAAATGCCGACGGCTCTGATTTCGAAGCTGTCTGGCATCTGGGCGAGGTTCCGGCCGGAACGCCGGGAGAAATCTTAGACTCGACCGAACACAACCATGACGGACAGGGTGTGGGAACTCTGCCTGTTCAGGTAGAAGCATTGATTTCCAAAGGACTGCGCGGACAGGGCGGCAATTCGTACCTCAGCTTTCCCGACAGCGCCGGATTTTACCTTAACGCGGATTTTACGCTGGAATGGAAAATGCGCTGGAATGGATCCGTCACCAATGGTTCCATCATGGGGCAATCACAAGGAGGCGGGTCACAACCAAAATGGTTCATAAATTACGGAGACATAAACGCAGGAAAAATCGGTTTTTATGAACAATCCTTTGGCGTCACGTTTACCTGGTCTCCCCAGGCGAATACCTGGTATCATTGCCTCCTGAAACGGGCAGGCAACGACTGGAAATTCTTTGTAAATAATATTCAGATCGACGCCACTCAGATCAACAGCGGTGTGGTGCAAAATATTACGACGGATTTTCGTCTGTTCAACGAAGGCGAAAGCTGGCGATGGTTTACAGGCGATCTCGATGAGGTGCGTATTACCAAAGGGTCAGCCAGATCCGATGATTACATTTCGATAGCTTATTGTTCAGACAGCGATAATCTTCTGACATTCGGAGCAGAGGAACAAAATTCGGGAGAAAATTTCGAAGGCGCTGACAACATCACCCTTTCGGATCAGATTGACCTGTCTCTGACCAGAATCGTTTCTTCTTTCGAAAGTATTCTTTTAAGCGACGGGATAAATGTCGAACTCCTGGAAATTATCGGAATGGATACTCTGACGCTCTCCGATGATTTTCTGGTTAGTTCTGCGAAATCGCTTGATCTGGCGGATAGTATCAGTCTTTCGGATAACATTGACATTCAGCAGGCTTTGACTGCCATCGAACAGGACGCCGTATCCTTAAGCGAAGACATCGGACTGATCCGCACTGTTCAGAGAGAGATTAATAAGCAGGATTCAATAGTCCTCAGTGAAGATATCAGCCTGGGAATTCAGTCTCAGATAAATGAGGATATCGCTCTCGCTGACGAAATCATTGCCGATAAATTTCTGTCCGTTGATGAAAGCAATACTGTCACGTTAAGTGACGAAGTCGATGTTATCAGATTTGTTCAGAAGACGGTTAACGAAAATGAATTTCTGACCTTATCCGATCAAATCGTAGTTTCCCCTTCTTCGGAGTTTATCGATGAATCCGAGACCATCGAATTACTGGATCAGATAGTCGTTTCCGTACTGGTCGAGACAGCAAAGAATGCCAGTAAAATCCTCTCCGTCAATCCCCTGGTGATCGTGACGGATTCCAGCCCGATGAAGGTGGTCAAGGTCGATATCACCAACCCTGCAAGTCCGACTTGGGAAATCTTCAGCTTTCCTTCCCTTTCGAATGCTAAAGACGCCGTTTACAATGCGATATTCGACCTGATTTATGTGGCCTGCGCGGACGGCAAAATTCTTCAAGTAGACGCAGGCAATTTCTCCAATACCCAGATCGTTGATACGGGAGATCTGAACGACCTGCAGCATATCGTCTCACTCGATGGCTTCCACAGACTTTATGCCGGAACCGATGATTCACAGGGGGAAATCCTCTATGTCGATAATGCGGATCTGGGGATACTGAATCTGGATATTCAGTGTCTGCAGCAGATTAACGGTATTACGGATATGGATATCAGAACGATTCAGGGCGGTATTCTGGGTACAAATATTCAGTGTCTTGGGATAGAATCCGACAGAATCGGACTGGATATCCGTGTTATTTCTGATCCGTTTAATGAGATACCTCTTAATCCCATCAAGCAGACCGATTTTCATGTTTATGTAAATGGAAATGAGATCGATGATGTACTTCTGGATGCCATAAAAATTTACCATGCCGCAGGGGAACAAAGCACCGCGACCTTTATTGTCAAACGCCGACATGATGAACTTGATACAACAGTCAGCGGTCAAACATCACAAATTACCAGTCAAAACGATGTTCAGATTTATATCCAGGGTCATCTGGAGTTTACGGGAAAAGTAGCCCGTATTCGGACCAACAGCGAGAATGAAACCGTTGAGGTGACCGCCCAGGGATCCGAGAAAGAAAACGAGAACCGGATTATTACTATCTCTCTTTCGGGGATTAACGAAAAACTTCACCCCTACCACTGTCTGGTCGATAATGAGGACATTTATAATCCTGTTATCGACCCAAACGCCGAAGATCCCGAATTCTTCTTTGGTATTGAGATCGATCTGGGAATGAGGATTATCCAGAACGTTTCCCGCTGGCTCGCGTTATTCGACGTATCGGAAGACTTAATAGACGGGACTTTTCAGCCGAAGCAAAACTGGACTTATTTTTGGTTCTGCAAAGCAACGAATTACCTGACAGGTGTCAAGCAGGCGTCCACCAGATATATCGGAACAAGCCCTTCCACGATAACCGGGGATTTATGGGAAATCGATTTTATGAATTACCGCTATCAGCGGGAATTTGACGATAAGGAAACCGAACTGGGCGTTTACCAGGTGGGTACCGCGCCTTTTAAGAAACTCAGAGTCCGTAATGGCTGTAAAATCACCAAAAGCCGGTGGGTTGATAAGAACGACGGATTATACCGTGAAAAGGATACAGGGTATGATTTCGTCGAATACGCCAAAACAGTAGCCCAACTGGAATATGAAAAACTTCAGAACATCAATGGCGGTATTCTGCCGATAACCTCATGTGACATCGAAGTGATGATCGATGGTTATTACTATTACGGACTCAAACTGCTTACCAGAATAAACATCGATAACACGACGACTCCCGGCATTTATAAAAACAACAACGGGTTCCCTGTAGCGGTGAAGGCTATCGAAATCGATTCCCGGTCAATGAGAGTTTCCCTGAAATGCGACAACCAGAAATCTGATCAGGAATTACAGAAAATAGACGACCGGTTTCCTGATCCCGAGTCCGATGAGTTTAATTTCCCCGAAGAATCGGTCAGGGAATTTACCAAGTTCGATTTCGGAAGATTCGAGAGCGTGCAATAATGCCCAGGACAGAGAAATTCAAACTCCCCAAAGTATGGGAACAGGTTCTGGATGATGAAAACAGAATCGGGAATGTCGAGATTATCGATGTACGCAATGAAGACGTAGCCTTTAACAAAAGGCACAGAAAAATTATCCTGATCAAAGACCATCTTGTGGTAGAAGAATTTGCTTCCGAGAGTCTGATCGTTAATTACGAATTCGAGAAACTACCGGAATGGGCGATTCCGTTTTTGCACGTGCATACGATTCTTCACACGGAATCAGGATTTGAGGTCAATGAATACCTTTCATGGGGCATAAATTATTTATGGAAACAGGTTGGGGAATCTTATTTTCTCAAATATACCTTAAGAGGTAAGCTGCTTAATGTCCTTAACGAAGTCCCTCTTACGTTAATTGAGGCTCCTCTTTATGCCGATGTTGAGATACACGTTCTAAATAAATTCGTCTGGCACGAAGTCCAGCAGTCAAAGGCCTAA